AAAAGCACAGCAACTAGCTTTACAACGGCTGCAAGATGGTTATGCACCTAAAGGTGATCCACGTAACAATATTTTCGCAACCGAAGTTGAAATTCCAGCAGATAAAGCGTATATTCAACGGTACAGCTCTGCTATTGGAGTTATGTCTACTCCTGGATTTAATCAACTGGATCAAGCTGTGTTTGCTAATACTGAACAAGAAATTGAACAGCTTAAAAAATACAGCGAAGGTCAAGCTGAAATTCCTAAACTTTACTATGACTTGGCACGAAACCAAAAACATCTTACAGCTTGGGACATCGCTGCTGCTCAGTACCGTGCTGCTGGGTTGGGCGAACTCGGGAAAAGCGCCAAGCAGGAACAGTTAGATAGACTGGATCCTGCATTACAACAAGTTCTAACGTATAAGCCTACGCTAAACTCAGTGCGTAGAGCAACTGCTACAAGTTTTAATACTTCTACTTCTTCTTTGGCTGATCCTGATTTGAAACGTGCTGCTGACGTTGTTAGTAAGTATGAGTCCGCAGGATCTGGCTACAACGCTGTTAATCAAATTGGCACCAACAATGGTCGTGGTGTATTAGGGTTCTCTGGTGACTTCCGTCGAATGGAACAACACGGCGGGCGCGGTATTACCGATCATACTGTTGAAGAGCTGTTAAAACTGGGTGAAGAAGAACCTATTACCAACGAAGAGTGGATCAAAAAAGGTAAGATTCACGCTGCAACTCGGTATCAATTTGTTCATAGAACTTTAAAAGGTTTGATCGAAAGGAATAGGATTCCTCTTAATATGAAAATGACTCCAGCACTACAAGACTTTTTGTTCTTGTCGCTACTGAAAGACAGTGGTCCAAGTGTATGGGTTGGTCCTATGGATAAAGCATCACCAGAAGAGTTGGCATTTCTTCGGGCTACCAGTAATAGACTTAAACAGAATCCACAAATTATTGAAGATCTTAGAAACAAAGTTGTGGGGGCAGCACAATGACTTACAGTAGTTTTGATCCCTCTAAAATTCAAATTGACAACGCTAAAAGCGATTTTGATGCTACCTCTCAACTTGCTGAGCAGTACAGAAAAGAAGAAGCTGCTAAAATTCAACAAGAGGTAGACGAACGTCTACAAAAAGAGCAGGAAGAAGCTGAAAAACAGTCGCAAGAACCAGAGATTCCACAAGTTACTTTGTATCAACCTGCACCCAAAGACATGCCTAACTGGCGTAGAGCTTTGGATGAAGGTGAGTCTAACCCCGATCTTACTGAAGGTAAAGGGTTGACGCTAGAGCAGCGAGCACAGATTAAGCTCGATGACATGCGAGCTGCTAAAAATCAGATGGAATCCAGTCAATTTGGATTGTCTGAAAACACACTTGAGATTTTTGATGCCATCAAAGGTGGTACTGCAAAAACCTGGGGTTCTATCATGACTCTTCCAGAGCGTGTCATTGACATGTCTACTGGAGCATACCAACGTGAAGTTGAAGAGACTGGTAGTTACAAAGCAGATAGCGACATCTTTGGCCTTAATGATTACGACCCACAACTTAAAACTTGGTGGGGTAAACTGCTTGAAATGGGTGTACACTTTACCGGTCTTGCCGGTGGTGTCAAGTCAATCCCTGGTGTTGGTGCTCAAGTCTCTAAAGGCGGTGTGGCAGCTGACATCGGTGTTGGTTTTGCTAGTGACCTTATTTCTGCAGAATCTCAAGAGGGTAACCTTAGCCAACAAGTTTACGAATCAAAAATCGTTGAACGGATCCCTTGGGCTGGTGAGTTTCTTAACCGTGGTCTGAGTGTACTGGCAACTAAAGATAGTGATCACCCTTGGATTAAAACCCTTAAAAATGCCTTTGAAGGTATGGGTGCTGACTTTATAGTTGGTAGTGTTCTGCGTAAGTTTGAAGGCGGAGATGTAACTGATGCTGCACGTCGAACCGACATTCAACGTCAGGTTGATGACGCTCGTGATGCAGAAGCTCGGATTAACGATGAGCTTAATGCTAACACCCGTAACTCCATTAACGAAGGTGAGCAGCGGATCGAACGGATTCAGTCAATTATTGACGGTATGCCAGAAGGTGCTGACCGTGATACATTTCAAGCACAGCTAGACACTATTAAAAAGAACGTAGCTGCTCGTAAGGATGAGCTTGACAAAGGTAAGTTTAGTGCTTACACTAACCGTGATATGGCAGATCCTTGGCAAGGTTCTCCAAACTCCCGTGCTACTTCTGCTTTTGACAGTGCTGAGCAAGCTCGTCGTCTTGACGATATGTGGCCTAACACTGGTGGCGGTTCTACCGACTCTGTGTTTACCCCAGCTCAGGCTAACCGTATGGCTACCGAAAACGGTATGCTAGAAGAAGAGATGAAGCGGATAGCTAAAGAATTGCTATCTGATTCTCGTTATCGGGAACTTGTTAACGAAGCTAAAAAGAACAAGAAATCTTTCCAGGAAGTCTATGGTTATGCATTTGAACGTATGCAAGAAACCATCGGTCGTGATGCAACTGCTGTAAGCGCCGAAGACTTCTGGAAACCTATTATGGATCAACCTACTTTCCGCACCGGTGGTCGTGAAAGTATGGAAGCTTGGGCTATGGAAAACGTAGTTGCAGCTGACCTTGTTAATGCTTCCTTGTTCTCCCAACTGCGCGACCTGGGTATTGCTAGCCGTGAGCTGTTTGACGTTGCCGATATCATGGACACCGATGGTCCGATGAAGACTATTGCTGACCGTTTGGTTGTCGGACTTAGCAATGTTAAACGTTCTCGTTATTTGATTTCTACGGAATTTACTAAACTCAAAGGTCCAGCAGCTAAAAAGGCTTTGCGAGAGCGGGACGCTACGTTCCGTGCGGAAGCTGAGGCTTCTGTCAACATGTTCATGAATATGGCTAGTAAGTCTGACGATGATCGTGTCATTAAGGCTTTGGTTGAAGCATTCTCTATGAGCAACAAGATTCAAAACTGGAAGGATCTTGACGCTTACATGAAGGCAAAACTTCGTAATACTGGTCTTCAGGATGACGCCGGTATTGTCATCAAAGAGCTGCAAACCGTTATGATGCACAGCATCCTTAGCGGTCCTAAGACGGCGTTGCGGGCTATGTCCGGTACGTTTACTGCTGCACTGCTGCGTCCTATGAACACAGCGGTTGGAGCCAGTATGCGCGGTGATTGGGATAGTGCACGTGCTAATATGGCATCGGTTAATGCATTCTTCCAAACTATTCCTGAAGCCTTTAAACTGTTTAGAACTAATCTTAATGCATATTGGGCTGGTGACGTAGCTACTGTCAAGACTCGTTTTGTTGAGGCACGTAGCAAAGCTGATGACCAATGGGCATTGTATGAACACTGGGTAGATACACGTGGTACTGATGCTGACAAAGCAGCCATGTGGATTGCTGGTAACGCACGTAAATTAAACGACAACAAGTTTTTGACTTACAGCACCTCTATTATGGGTGCTACTGACGATGCGTTTACGTTGATTATGGCTCGTGCACGGTCACGCGAAAAAGCTTTGCGGGCTGCACTTGACCAAAAGAAGGCAGGACGTGTTTCTGACGTAAGTCCTAAAATGTTGCAGGAGTATGAAAATTACTTCTACAAAGATCTGCTTGATTCTGATGGCAACATCAATATTGAAAGCGACCTGTACCTTAAGTCTACTGTAAAAGAAGCAACCCTAACTCAAGATTTGAGTGGGTTTACTGCTGGACTGGAAGACTTGTTTAATAGGTTCCCCTTTACCAAGCCTTTCTTTTTGTTTGCGCGTACTGGTATTAACGGTCTAAACTTTAGTTATAAAACTTCTCCGCTGCTTGGTCTTGCACACAAGCAAACTATTGACATTCTACGTTCTTCTGCTGATGATCTCAGCCTTGTGTCTAAATATGGCATCAATACCGCTGACGACCTTGCTAACGCTAAAGCATTGATTGCTGGACGCCAAGCTATCGGTGGCAGTATTGTGACAATGGCTGGTATCCATTATATGAACGGTGGTCTAACGGGTAATGGTCCTCAAGATCGTCGTCTGCGTAAACTGTGGATGGACACCGGTTGGAAACCCCGTAGCATTAAGATCGGCAACGTGTGGGTTGGTTATGATACTTTTGAACCCTTTAACACAATCCTTGCTTCGATTGCTGACATTGGCGACAACATGAAGCTGATGGGTACGCAATGGGGTGAACAGTCCTTGGGGCAAGTTATGCTTGCTACTATGGGTGCTGCTACTAGCAAATCCTTCCTACAAGGTTTAGGTCAGTTTGTTGACCTATTTTCTAATGAAGAAAAGCAAGCGGAAAAGATTGTAGGTAATCTAATGAACAACACCGTGCCTCTGGCCGGTCTTCGTAATGAAATGGGTAAACTTCTTAATCCATACATGCGTGAGATTAACGGTAGCATCGGTGAAAGTCTGCGTAATCGTAACTTGATTACTGAACAAAGTGATTGGGCATTGCCCATCAAGTACGATATTCTAAACGGTAAACCGATTCGTGACTGGAACTTTATTGAAAGCACTTGGAACGCTTTGAGTCCTATTAGCTTGTCAATGGATGAAGGTCCGGGACGTAACTTGCTGTGGAATAGTATGTACGATATTCGTCCTGTTACTTATACGGCACCTCCGATTGGGGGTATGCCTGGTATTCCTCTCGATGACCATCCTAAACTCCGTTCCTTGTTCCAAGAGGAAATGGGTAAGTTAAATATGGAAGCCGAATTGGATAAGTTGGCAGCACGTCCAGACGTACAAGCTTCTGTTGAGCGTATGGAACAAGATCTTAACGCTGGTAAGCGTGACCTTGATCCTATGACTACTTACGTTCATAATCGTCTTATTAAAGACAGATTTGAACGCGCACGATCACAAGCTTGGGCTAATGTTCGCCGTAAATACCCTCAACTTGTCGAACCACTTTATCAAGAAGAACAAGAGCGCCGTGCAGATATGTATCGGACTCTGCTTGAAACTCAAGGCCGTCTTGTGCCTGGAGCTTAATCCACCCGTTTCCTTTGTTAATGCGTAATGGCTACTACACAAAACACATACACTGGGAACAACTCAACTACTGAGTATTCCTTTACATTTCCATATCTTGAGGAGTCAGACGTTAAGGTAAGCCTTGACGGTGTTGACCAAGCTACAACTGCATATTCATTTGCCAACGCTACAACTATTTCATTTAACACTGCTCCTGGAACTGGAGTAGCGATTAGGATTTATCGGGTTACTAACACGGATTCTGCGAAGGCTACGTTCTTTGCAGGATCTGCTGTTCGTGCTCAGGATCTGAACGATAATAACAATCAGGTTCTTTATTCGACTCAGGAAACCGTCAACCGCCGCCTTGATAACACTGGCGGCACCTTGACGGGTGATCTGGTCATGGATAACGCAGACATCGTGTTTGAAGGCGCTACTGATGACGCCTTTGAAACCACGTTGACTGTTGTCGATCCTACTGCTGATCGTACCATTAC